TACAAGCCTGGAACATGAAACAATTCACCATCTACGAGAACAAAATGAACGAGAAGCCAGACTGGTCTCGTTTCCGGAACGTCGATCTCGCTGACATCTCCAAGACCGAATTTCAAGGCCTCACACCTTTCGAGTTTCCAGTGGATTCCAACGGCACTCCACAAACCACCGCCGTTGATTTCAGAGGCATGTGGTATCCCACAGCTATTGACTCCACCCACGTCAGACTTACCGGAGGCAGTTTCACCTGCGGCTCCATTTTCACTCCCAGCGTCAGTAGCATCTCCGTCAGTTCCAGCGCGCTGACTTACATTTACCTCCGAGCCACCCTAAGCCCCACTTATGTCGATGGCTACGTTGACGGAGGCTCTGCAACCGCCTGCACTGTGATGAGCGGTTCAACCATCCCCACCAGTGACAACACCTATGGTTACATCCTGCTTTGTTCCTGGCAGGCAGGCGCTCTTGTTGATCGTTACGAAATCTTCAGCCTCAAAGCTCGACTCAACAATGCCGGTTCCGGCAACGTTCAATTCGACCACGGCAATGCATGAGCTACTTTCCTCCAGTTCCCAACACCGACTTCTGGGGCGGTCAAATTGCCCGGCTAGTCAAAGACTTCCCAATCGATGGCATATACGCCTTCACTTATGCCACTCCAACCGAGCATGGCCACACCCACGTTGACATCAACTTAGTCGCTGAAGGCATTCAAATCAATGGGCCTGCAACCTTCACGCTCGATCTCATCGGCCCCAAGATCCCCTGCACAATCTCATTCACCGTCCAAGACTACACCTCCTACGGATCCCCTGTGGACACCACAACCGATTACGACTTTGGCACTTCTCTCAACAGCCAGTCAATCACGCTTCCAAATAGCAATTTCACCGGCACTCGAATCAAAATCATCCGCCGGCATTAACCACCCCCATTTCCCTATGGACATCCAACCACCCATCGACCCAGAAGTCCAAGAGCGCCTTGCCAAGCTCCGCCGCCTCAAAACTCTTCGCACAGACTTCGGCATTTACGCCTACCGCCCGCATGACAAACAAGCCAAATTCCACGCTGCCGCCAACCACAAGCGTCGCTACCTACGCACTGGAAACCGCTTCGGCAAATCCACCTGCGGAGCTGCTGAGGACGTAGCCTTCGCTCTCGGCGCCCGTCTCTGGCTCCCTGAAAACAACCCGGTCCGTAAACTTGGCATACCGAGCCGCGCTACGAAGGGAGTGATTCTTGTCGCTGACTGGGACAAAGCTCGGGAAATCTTCACAAGCCCGGAGACTGGGAAGTTGATGAAGTTGATTCCGAAAGACAGAATCATCGACACTGTGAAGAACCAGGCTGGGGAAGTCTCTGTCATTTTGGTGAAGAACATCTTTGGGACAGTCTCGACGATTGAACTTGACACCATTCGCTCTTATATGGCCAACCCCATGGGACAGGAGTCCAGCCAGTGGGATTGGATTCATGTTGATGAACCGATTCCGAAGAAGATGTGGGAGGCGAATGCTCGTGGACTTTCTGACACCAATGGAAGCGCTTGGTTCACCTGCACACCGATCTCTGAACAGTGGATCAATGAGGAGTTCCTCCCAGTCAAACTGATGAAATCCAGCTTCGATGAAGGATGGACGCGGACGGATGACACCAACTTCTGGATCATGACTGGATCCAGCTATGATAACACGAATATTCCCCGTGAAGGTCTCGACATCTATGCCCGGAGTCTTGACGAAGCGACGAGGGCGAGTCGAATCTATGGGCTTCCGAAGTCCTCTCAGGGTCTCGTCTATGGTGAATTTGATCAAGACACACACGTTTACACCGATCTCCCCAAAGGATGGAAGGATTTCGATGAACCCCCTGACAATTACACAATCCGGGTGTTCATCGACACCCATCCACGAACACCACATGCTGCTCACTTTTGGGCCACGAGCCCAACTGGCGAAGCATTCTGCTACCAAGAGATCTGGTCCACTTGCGGAGGACTGATTTCCGGGCTCTGCGAGGTTATCATTGAAGCCTTGAAGGGCCGAGTTCCACATGAGATTCTCATCGAGCCTGCAGCTTTCATTCCCAATCCCACCGATGGGCGCTGTTTCGCCGATGTGTTCACGGAGTTTGGCCTAGATGTGGAACCCGCTCCAAAGGAGCTTGCAACTGGGATCAAGAAGGCCAAGCAAGCACTCAACCAGCCCAATTTCATTCACTTCAACTCTTGTTGCACGCGGACTTTGAAGGAATTCTACACCTACGTGTGGGATAAAGAAAAAGAAAAACCAGTTGACAAAGACGACCACATGATGGAATGTTTCTACCGGGCCTGCGTTGTGGGGCTTGAATGGAAAGACCCCACAACGGCCACTTACGACCAGCGGGACTTGAGATTCAACAGGGAACGCCTTGACTTGAGTCCATTCAGTGAAGGTTCTTTGAAACCAATCGCAGCTTAACCAATATGCCTGACTACACTCCATACAATATTCAAAAGAACTTCAGACCCGAGCATCAGGGGGCTGAAGATGCTAACGTCCAACAGCTTCAAATGCTGCAACAGTTGGCAAGTGCGCCTGGACTTCAAGAGCATTTGGCGAAGATGATGGGTTTTCAGGCTGGGGCTAGTTCGATGAGACAAGGTGGGCGTGACGGTGCTTGGAACGCAACGATTGCACATGAGTCTTTGCTTAATCCTGATCGCAATTCAGCTTATCAGACAATGCATCCAGAGAATACTGCACTGACTGATGTGTATAACAACGTGGGAAACCCTGCTTCCAGAGCTGACCAGGAACGCCAGCAGCTTACAGATGCTCTCTATCGCATGTTCGGGGAGCCAAACCTGCCAAAACATCCAGGTATCTCACCAAAAGCCTCCTATTGAGATGACCTCCGAAATCGAAAAGCGCCTCAAGGCTGAGATTCCAGATGAAGACCTGGAGAAACTGCGTCGTTTTCTCGTTCAGAATGTGAATTCCGCCCGGAATGGGATGGGCAAGTTCTATCCAGATTGGGATTCTGCCCTCGCTTCATATAAGTCCCAGCGCCCCATTGACACTGATGATTTGCGAGCGAGGCAGAAACGCGAGCCTGAGAAGCTCACGGTCCCAATGTCCTATGCCCAGGTTAACACTCTCGTAACTTTCCTCTTTCTTGCTTACACCCAGAAAGACAGCATCTTCGAGTTGACTCCCACCGGCTCAGAAGACTACGGCAAGATCCGTGACGCTTGCCAAGCCATCATCGACCGGGAGCTTCGCCAGACCGGCTACCAGTCCAAGCTCGTCTCTGCTCTTCTTGACATGGCCAGGTTCAACCTTGGTGTCATGAAGACCTCTTGGAAGCATGAAAGCTTCGAGGCGGAGAAGGAGGAAGACCCAGTTTCGATGCTTTCCTCCTTGATGACGGGAATTCAACTCGGTGAGGAAGTCACTGAAGACGATCTCAGTGAGGAAGTCATCTCCTACGAGGGCAACTTCATCGAAGTTATCTCCCCGTTTAACTTCTTTTATGACATCCGGTGGCCACTCGCTCGTTGGAAGGAAGGCCGCTTTGCCGCTGATGAGACCGCTTTCCACATTCAGGATCTCAAATCCATGGAAGAAGAGGGAAAGGTGTTCGGCACGGAGCATATTCAAATCTTCGCCGCTGGTGATTGGAAGAAAAGGGCACAAACCACTCGACTCTCGAACGTTGAACCTCAAGTTCAGCGCAAAGGTTTCGAGAAAGACGACTTCATGGTGGTCGTCACCACCGTTCAGGCTAAGATCATCCCCTCTAAATACAAGCTTTCCGATTCCAAGCAGCAGGAATTGTGGGTTTTCGGTGTGGCGAATGATGGAAGGATCATTTCCGCTGAGCCACTCAACGCTCCTCATCGCGAGTTTACCTACGATCTCTTGACGATGTCCCCGGATCAGCACACCGAGCTGTCTGATTCTCTCTCCTCAATGATCGCCCCCATGCAGGAGGTTGTCACTTGGCTTTTCAATGCTCGAATTGCCTCCGTCCGTCAGAATATCGAGGGCCGCCTTGTCATTGACCCCTCTTTTGTCGATGTTGCTTCTCTGACGAGTGGTCAGAAATACATCATGATGAAGAAGAACACGCCGCGTCTCGGCGTTGACAAGTTCATCCAGCAGCTCCGCACAGTCGACGTCACTGCCACCCACCTCCAAGACGCGGAAACCATTCAGCGCCTTTCCCAAGTCACCACAGGTGTTAATGAAAATGCCATGGGCCAGACTGCAAGTGGCCGCCGCTCAGCCACGGAGAATCGAGCTGCCAACGCTGGTGCTGCTTCCAGAATGAAGCTCATCGCCGCCACCATCTGGATCGACGGCCTTGCCCCACAGGGCAGAAAGATGCTTCTCAACTGCCGCCAAGACCTTTCCATCGAGACTTATGAGAAAATCCTCGGCATCGAGGACGCCCTTCCCACCTGGGAACTCTTCCACCCGCAGGATTCCCGCCTCCTCGTCGGCAATGAAGACTACTTCATGTATGACGGGACCCTCTCCAGCGAGAAGAACTACATCGCTCAGAGCCTCCAAGAGCTCGTCGGCATCCTCGCCTCAAACCCCGAAGTCCTTGCCTCCACCGGCCTCGACCTCGTCGCGATGATTAAGGAAATCCAAGCCCTCCGTGGCCTGAAGAACCTCGACCGTTTCCAACTCAAAGCCCCACCACCACAAAATGCCCTCCCTCTCCCAGCAGGAGCGCCAGTCGCTCCAAGCCCAACTGGACAGCCTCCAGTTGTTCCAAACGCAGCCCCTGTTCCAGGACTTCCTGGCTAAAATCCAAGACTCTCTTCAGAGTGCAACTGCAACCCTTCTCGAAATCGTCCCAAGTGGACTCGAATCTTTCATCAATCGC